GAGATCGGAGACATAACCCCTGCGCTACAGGTGATGCTGTTGCGCCTGATAGAGACACGGAAATTCCGTAGGATAGGGGAGAACGAGGACACAGAGTTCACCGGCAGGTTTGTCTTTGCTACAAACTGTCTGGACTCAGGCTTTCGTGATGACCTATACCAAAGGATAGCCACGTTCAGGCTAAAGTTAAAGCCATTAAGGCAGCGTATGGATGACGCAAGGCTCATACTCAAGGACATCCTCACCGACGACGAGTACGAGGACTTGATAAAGTTACTCCATGACGGAGCCAAGGCTAGTCATTGGGCAAACCCTACCTTACTCGGTGGCAATGTCCGTGAGCTACTCCGATTGGCAACCCAATATAAAGTTCTAGGCCGAGACAGCCTAGACTTACGTTGGGAAGGCGACCGATAACCACGGGTACACATAACACAGCGATAGGCTATAACCCTAGTGTGGATTACAACAGGCAACCATAACGTGGCGATAGGCAATGATACAGGTATTGTGTAGACTAAAGAAAAACTTTCAACCATTAACCGGGTTGGCACGATTCCTGCTTATTACTAATCGTTAAGAAATTTTCCCTCTTAACACACAAAAATTTTGCGCTAACTGTTACACGGCGCAATTTAACAAAGTAAACATATAACACAAATGATAGCTACAACCTACGAGGTGGAGCATTTCCAGTCTGGAGATTGGAAAGACTTCAAGTTTCACGTACCAGAATTCAAGACTACAGCAGACGTAGTCTCTAGGTATGGAGAAGAGAAAACGCTAGGCTTGCTGAACCAGCAGGTTAGCGCACGGATTCGGTCTACGGTAAAGAACTCGTTGAAGCCTAACGGCAAGACGACGGAAGAACTACGGGCCGAACTGACGGCAAAGTATCCTGACTTGGTAATCTACTCCAAGGAGGATGCAGACAAGTGGACTCCGGAAGCAGGTGGCGGGGAGACTCCCGGCAAACTGTTCAAGAAGGCCAAGGCATACTTTGCCGCTGGCGAATTCGATCAGGGTAAAGCTGCTCTTGCCCGTATGGAGGAACTGATGAAAGAGCAGAAGGCTGCCGAAGCGCAGGCCTAACACACAGGGGTAGCGTAGCATGGTGTCGTACGAGAGGTACGAACGGGTCTTCATGCTCTGAGAAACACTACGCTATCCCGACTTCTATACACATGGATAACGCTAATAAACTCCACGAAGAAACAACCCTAGAGGATCATTCGAATCTTCTACGTAAGATACGCACCAAGGGTACAGCTAGGCGCTCAACATACAGCCCAACCAATGCCCATAAGATAAAGCCAATCTTGGACAAGCTGCTCGATGGCCAGAAAGATATGCTGGTCACGGCAGAGGACACAGGCTACACGGCCAATACCCTTTATGTAAAGTTACTCGACGGGTTCAAGTTTCTTGTTGACAACTCTACAGAGTACGGGCCAATCTACGCAGAGCTACGTACTCAGGTTTCGTTTCGCAAGACGGATGCCGGAGTCTTGATTTACTTCAAGGATACCACACGTAACCAGATTAGAGCCAAGGAACTACAGCACGAATTTGCAGACTCGTCTGTATGGAAGGCAGAGTTGCTTGCTTGGTTGCAGGACGCCAAGGAGATGGATACCTTTAACAGAGAAAACATAATGATAAACAAGGCAGACACCAATTGGTTGGAAGCCCAGAAGAAACTTGTAGACTTCGAGTTCGACTCGGATGGTAGCTCACTAAAGGTGGTAAGATAATGCCCTTAGTAATACTAGCTGCATCCTCTATCTTTTTTACCCTGCTATTCCTGACTCTCTTTATCATAGACCTACATGACAATTGAGGAGTTACTAGACTGCACGGTGGAACAGCTAGAGTCCATGTCGGATGAGGATTTAATCCAACACTTCGACAGCTATTTAAAGTTAACCGAGCCACAGGTGACGTTGGCTAAACCTAAGACTGCGCGTAAGAAACGTGTACCGAAAGAAAAACTAAACCTGCTCGACAAGGCAGAGCTATTAAAGAGAACCTATGGAATTACTTAATCTAGAGAAAACAAAAGACGGTAAGCTAATACTAAAGATAGATGCGTCCTTAATAAAGGAATCAGCGTGCGAGCGTAGGCTATGGTATATGTTGTGTCGTGGGCTACGCAAGCGGAACTCGAATCACAAGATGGAGTACGGCACGGCAGTTCACAAGGCCTTGGAGTCGTACTACTTTGACGGTGACGAGGAGAAGGCAGTCAACGTGGCCATAGACCACTACGTCGATGTGCTTGTACCCGACAAGGACTTCCGTGACCTAGCCCATCTGGTCAACCTGCTCAATCAATACTTCAAGGAGGACACGGGACTGACAGTACGCAAAGACCCTGACCCACTGTTGGAGATGCGCTTTGCCTACCCGTACCTGCAGACACCAGAACTGGACGTATTATTCTGCGGCACGATAGACTTCGTTGGAACCTACTTCGGCAGACCTGTCATCGTAGACCATAAATCCACGGCAGCCTACAGCAGTGCTGGCTACTTCGCATCCTACAAGGTCTCGCCGCAGCTTATGTTCTACAATCTTATATGGCAAAAGCTATTCCCTGAAGAGCGTATGGGCTGCATGATTAACGGCCTGTTCCTTGGTCGCTCTAACCGAAACAAGTTTGAGCGTAGCGAGATATACGAGTTCAGTCGTGATAGACTGGACAAGTTCCAAGCCTACATTGATGACCTTGTCTACAGGATAAGGCGCAAGCTTGAGATTTACTTCGACACGCACGCAGACCAAGGGGGCGAGGATATATTCCTTAGTAACTTTGCCTGTTGCGAGACACGGTTTGGCCTCTGTGCGTTCACTCCCCTGTGTACAGCGAACTCCAGCAACGACAGGGAATCCATAGTCAACATGGACTACGTACGCAAGGTCTACGATCCACTACAGTTTCAACTATGACGCAAGAATACTATATAAGCGCAGTAGACCAAGTGGTAGACCTGACTTATAAGCTGAAGATGGCGCACGAAACGTCATACAGATCGTTGTCTTTTGCGTGGGGTAGGGTACACGAACTGGAAGAGCAACTGGAAGATTTGGAGAAAGAACATGGAAGTACAACAGAAAACATTAACAGCTAGGCACGATGCCTACTTGGACGGCATGGATAACTTTACCATGCTACGCTACACGGCAGCTATGGAGTCCCTTAACAAGACTCTTGAAGCTACGCTACAGGACAATGACCTAACAGGGATGCTGACTGCTGACTCTGTCAGTCATACCTCGGCAATACTTGCGGCAGCAGACATGTTAGGCAGTAAGCTAACCGCACTGGACAAGTCTTTGCAGAATATGTCCGTGCTAATTGGAAGGACGCTTAGCAAGTGAAGATACAACTGGATACGGTAGCCGGTAAGCGTGCGCTTTTTGTGGCGGCGGAGTGTGTTAGTCTGCTGGACGCAAAGCAAAAGGACTACGGGCCGGGGAACATTAGCCGGTTCGGTGTCAAGGGACTTAGCGTACGTTTGTATGACAAGATAGAGCGCCTCGCAAATCTGTTGATGGACAGAGAAGAGTCTCCGCAAAACGAATCGCTGGAGGATACCTTCAAGGACATTACAAACTACGGACTCATCGGGCTTATGCTACTGCGCGACCAGTGGCCCAGCGAAGAGCAGCTAGAATTCGACACTTTCTACGGTGTCATCGAACCAGAAACAAAGATAGAAGTAACAACAGAAAAAGAAAATGTATAAACCACTGATAGCAATCGTGGGTCACAGCGGCAGCGGCAAGAGTACGGCGTTGCGTAACCTAGACCCAAAGACAACCTACATCCTAGACTTGGAGCGTAAGGGATTCCCTTTCCCTAACGCCAGCAGGTTCAACATAGTTCCCGTAGAGAACGCCAATGCTTTCCCTAGAATGCTGGAGAAAGTTCTAAAGGAAGACAACTGCGAGACCGTCGTGGTCGAGTCCTTTACCAAGTACGTGGAGCAGGTGAACACACTGGCTGTGAACTCGTTCAAGGGCTACGATATCTGGTCGTTCTACAACAGGACTATCCGCAACATGCTGGACTCCATCAAGAACGACAAGGCTACCGTGATCTTCACTGCCGTAGACGACATCGTGAAGATACCGCAGATTACAGGTGGCGAGTCCTCGCACCGTAGAGTCAAGGTGCAGGGTAAAGTTCACGAGGGCGCGATAGAGAAGGAGTTCCTTATGGTACTGTTCACCGAGGTACGCAAGAACGAGAAGACTGAAGAGATGGAATACTTCTTTCAGACTAACACGGACGGGGTTACGTCAGCCAAGACTCCAATGGGTATGTTTGACGAACAACTCATCCCGAACGATATCGTTACGGTACTAAAGAAAGCGGAGGAATACTATGCTTAAAGAAAAACCATACGCATTCTCACGTACCATACATACGCTACTTGGTACTGTGCTAGAAAAGACTAAGACATTTTCTAATACAACGGAATACATACGTGTACCAAGGCCGGTGCTGGATGCTGGAGTATATTTGTTGATGAATGATAGCCAGCCTGTTTATGTTGGCCAATCAGAATGTGTTATGAGTCGTCTCTGTAATCATGTGGTAAATGAGCCAAAGGATTTTGATGACGTTCTCATAATACCACAGGCAGGTAGCTGGCATAAGTACGAAAGGATGGAGCTAGAAAAGACGCTAATAACTACGTATAAGCCTAAGCTGAATATAAAAGGAAACCCAGACCACCACTATAATAGCGTACAATATCATATGGATGAAGTAAAAGCCGGAAGGAGCGTGCTAGAATAATGAAACTAACAACCAAAGAAAACGCAGAACATATACAATGGGCTAGAGACAACTACCACACCAAGGTTGGAATCTCTGGTGCGATTAAAGCCATGTGGCATCCGGTGGTACGCGAAGAGATGCACCGCTTGCGCTTGGCGCAGATGAAAACCATAAGGCTAAAGGTCAAGGAGATGGGCATAAAGAAAGCGGAGAACCGTTACGAATGAATGCCGCAAAAGACCTAGTCGAAAACGTGGAGATAGACTACAGCGGTAGTCGCTACAAGGACGATGCATACGTTTTGTACGCAACGTGGATCGAGACAGGAAAAGCTTTGACTGATGATGAGCTTGATGCACTAGACATTGATGAATGCCTAGAGATGGTAAGATGAATTTAAATCTTGAGGTGCGTAATTGCGGTAACATAACAACCTCATCAGTGCGTGTTACCGTTGACTTGGGCCTCCTTAGCCCTGCTGATAGAGGGGACAGGGTTGGTAAGACAACTTAGCGTATATCTGTGTGGCGCGGCAGACACCTCAAGATAACTTTTACTATGAAAAAGAAACCAAGGGTAAAACTAGGGCGGTTGTTCGTTGTATTCAACAACCGCAAACGCAAGGCAGCTAACAAGTCGTATATCTTTACGTATCTTGACAGCAAGAATAAGCCTGTTCCGTATATGTTCACGGACAGCCAGCTAAAAGAAGCTAGGGACAGGGCGATTATAAACAGAGAGGACTGTCTACCATTGTCTAGATGGTGGAGGTTCTAGAGATTACTTTCCCTATGAGTGTAGGGGATACGTGTACGATACACCATAATAAACATAAACTACATACATAATAACTAATGGCTAAGATAAGTCTAAAGGACATTACGGAAAGTTCGGGTAGGCCTTACCTCCCGAACGGTACATACACGCTTCGCATCGTCGAGGCAGAGCGCAAGGTTAGCAGCAAGGGCAACGACATGGTTGCTGTTGTCGCTGAAGTTGTAGAACCCACAGAAGTTAACGGGCCTAGAGGTTTCGTTGAAGTCGGTGGCGTTCAGGTTAGGGACTACCCGCTGATTCCATCTCGGAGTCTGAAGGAGTACCACAAAATCTTCGACCTGCCCGACGAGTTCGAGTTGGAAGATTACGATGAGATCGCTGAGGGTCTCAAGGGTAAGGCTTTTAAAGCTGTACTCTACACGAAGACTGAGTCTAGAATGGATGAGATCACAGGCGACCCTATGATCGATCCCATAACTGGGCAGCCGTTGGCGAACTATCGCTACAACGTGGAGCGCAGGTTAGAAGCTGCCGAAAGCCACGATCTGTCAGGGTTCTAGTCTCTAACGAGGCTTGCGGTATGGTGCGTAGAGAGATTCTACGACAGGTAAATGAGTTCTCTCATTCCCCTCTGAAACAAACGCAAGTCTCACTTAAAGAAAATGAAATGAAATCCAAATCAGACAGCAGGGTAAAGAGGTATCGTTCGGTGTTAATACCCGAAAGCCTACACTATAAACTAAAGGAACGGGCCAGAGACAACAAGCTACGCTTAAACCAGTACATACCCCGTCTCCTGTCCAGAATACTACGAAACAAAGATGACAGTAATTGAACAAATAAAGCAAGAGTTGACAAGTTTGGCTCCCGAAAAAGTACAGGACTGTGAAGCCTTGGCGCACAGGTTAAAGGAACTCATGGCCAAGGTTCTGGTTGTTGGATACAAGTCCGGCTTCCAAGATGCCGCATCATTGATCCTGTCCTACGCAGACGATCACTTCAAGGCTAACAAGGACTTCAACAAGGAGTCCGAAGAGATCGCTACAGAGAAGCTCATGGAACTGGAGTTTCCCGAAGATGCGTCATAAGCCCACTGAGACATACTCAGGCTTAACTGTTGTAATCGACACGCCCTCGCGGTTTGACCGTCACGTTCTTTTGAGCGGTTACGCGGGGGCGTTTTTTGACTCTACACTTGCAGTTAGTCGTGACGCTTGTGACCTGCGTACGCTGTCTACGTTGAACGCAGGCTTCCTGCCGAACACCCGTGTTGTGTTGTTGCTTGGTCGAAAGAGTTTGCATCAGTACAAACCCGGCGTGGGCCTTGATGAACAGAGAGGCAACCCTTGGATGGAGGGTGACGTTATACACATGGCGTCGTATATGCCACAGGATGCCTTTGACCGTAAGAATTATTTCAACCCAAACGTAGAGTACGGAGGCAGCGATGATGATAAGGTCACACATGGGAAGACCAAGCGACAGAACTGGAGGTTTTGGTTACGTAAGGATATCCGCAAGGCGTGTCGGTATCTGTTGATAAAGCCAAAGCTGCAGGATTTCGCTGAAGTAATCTATCCGCCCTATGAGTCGGTGGTGCAGGAGCTTACGGAGACCAAGGGTAAAGACCTGTTCTTCGATGTTGAAACCGCCAGCGACCTGACGCTTACATGCTTTGGTTATGGCTGGTCAGAGGCCAAGGCTACCTGTGTCCCGATGTACGAAATCCCACGCCGTGCGTACTACTATGGTAGTCTGGGTACGGCAAGAATTTTAAGAGCCTTGGCGGTGGCATTCCGCGACAATACGGTGGTAATCCACAACGCCTTGTTCGACCTCTTCGTCATGGCCCATAAATATGGTATCCCAGCACCCCATAAAGTCTACGATACCATGCTTGCACACCACCGCCTATACCCTGAAGTCGAGAAATCCCTAGGCCACTGCATCTCCCTCTACATAGACCGCGAGTACCACAAAAACGAGGGCGTCTTTGAACCCCGCAACCAACAGCAAATCCTCTCCCTCTACCACTACAACGCCAAGGATGTCATCAGCCTAGCCCTACTAAAGCCAAAGCTAACCATCCACGCGAAACAACTCTACGCCGAGGACAGCATCCAGCAGGTAAACGACAGCGTCACACCGTACCTGACTGCCATGCTGCAGGGTATCAACTATAACAAACAAGACCTAGACGACCGCGTGGCGTATAACAATCGCTACTGCGCCCAGATATCCCGTATGCTGAGGCTGCTCGTAGGCTACGAGTTGAATCCCAACAGCCCCAAGCAGGTCTCTGCCTATTTGTATGACGGTATGGGGTATAGAAAACCGGCCAAAGACCTGACGAACGAGAAGACCCTGCTGCAGTTGCGACTAAAGCACCCGAACCCTGTACTCACGATCATACTAAAGTACCGAGAGATAGCGAAGCAGTCTGGTCAGTTGAAGTTCCCTCCGTATGTTCCACGTGGAACAACCAAGGAGAGAATTACCACAGCCTATAACCTAGCCGGAACCACCACGTTTCGTTTGGCGTCCAAAAGATTACTTGGACGCTGGGGTACGAACGTGCAAAACTTCCCCAAAGGTCTGCGAAAGTTATTCCTACCCGATGAAAACAAAGTCTTCGTACAGGTCGATCAGTCAGGGGCAGAAGCCCTTGTTGTTTCTTACCTCTGTACTGAAGGTAACTTTCGCAGCCTCTTTCTACATGGGATTAAAAGTCACGTGTACGTTGCCCTTCGTTTGTTTGCCGAGGTGTGGGCTACAGAACTGGATCGTTCAGTCGATGAGTTTTGTACTGCGCCTATTGCCGAGGTTGCTTCGCTGCGAGGCTGGGGCGAACTCGACAAGTTAATAAAGTCAAGCGACAACTGGAGCGCAGAGAAACGCTACTACTTCATTGCCAAGATGGTCTGCCATGCCAGCAACTACGGCATGAAGCCGCCCACGTTCAGGCTGAACCTCCTGCAGAAATCCGAGGGCAAGGTCTCCGTCTCGCAAACCGAGGCCAAGAAGTTCCTCAACACTTACCATGACCTGTTCCCAGAGATAAGATTGTGGCACAGGGAAACTGTTGATACGTTGCGCCGAGAAGGTATACTACGGAATCTGTTTGGATACCCCCGTGTATTCACGGCAATCATAGACGAATCCATGCACAAGGAGGCCTTTGCCTTCGTACCCCAGTCAACCGTAGGTACAATAACGAACATTACTTTTACCAAAATGCAACAGAAAATAGAAAACCCCAAAGACCCGCTATCCTCTATGGAGGTAGATATCGTACAGAACAACCACGACAGCGTACTGCTGCAATGCCCACCTGAACACGTGGACTATGTAGCCAAGGAGACTATGGCTGTAATGAACTGTGATCTAGTTTCGCCACGTGGTGAGAAGTTCTCCATGAAAAGTGAAGCCTGCATAGGGGATACATGGGGAGGTGTAGCGTGACGATGCGGGACAAGTGGCGGCTATACCTTGAAGACCTTGAATCCCCAGACCTCTACATAGACTGGGGTTTTTACTTTCTAATAAGCAGTTGCCTACAGCGTAGGGTATGGACATCTCAGGGTATCAACGCAATCTACCCTAACCTGTTCATGCTGTTGGTTGGCCCGCCAGCCTGCGGCAAGAGCCGCCTAATCTCAATGGTCTCGGACATCATACAGGACGCCGCGCTTGTTACGACGAGCAAGGACAAGAAAAGCACCGCCCCACTCTTCCCCTACACGGCAGACAGCATTACGGCTGAGTGCCTTAGTCAGTACCTAGCCCAAGAATGCACCAAGATTTTCACCCTCGACGACGGCAAGGAATACATCCATGCGTCCTGCACCATGCTAATAGAGGAACTCGGAGTCTTCCTAAAGAAACGCACCGAGGATACCGTAAACATGCTCAACCAACTCTACGATGCACGCAACTACCGCTACTACACCAAGAAGCAGGGCAAGGACAACATACAAAACGTGTGCGTGTCGCTGATAGCTGGCACGACGCCGTCGTTTATACGCGAGTGCTTCAATGAGAACCTTATCTCACAGGGTTTCACCTCTCGGTTTGTTGTGATCTACCAAGAGCAGCCGCGTTTCTTCCGACAGTTCACCGGCTTCGAGGACAAGCACATGCAGGCTAGGGCCGACTTGGTTCAGCACGTAAAGAAACTTGCCAAGGTTTGTGGGCCTATACCCATGTCGAAAGAGTGCGCCGCCTACCACAAGGAACGCTACGAAAGAGGTGTGTATATAAACAACAGGATAAACTCCAGCCCCAAGCTGGACTTATACTACGCACGCAAAAACATCCACCTGCAGAAGCTTGCCTTGGCTGTGCAGATGGGCAACTCAGCCGAGTCGAAAGAGGTTACGCTGGAGTCATTTAAGTACGCAGAGAAATTCATTGCCGAGACGGAGGTTTTCATGCACCTTAGCTATGACCTAACGGGCAGAAACGTGATCCACGAATTCACAAAGAAGCTTGGGGAGTATGTAAACAACAAGAGTGACGGGGTATCCCACAAAAGGCTATGGCTAGATTGGCACAGCGATCTGAAAAAGGACGAGCTAGAAGCAGCACTAGAGTTTCTAATGCAAACCGATCAAATCGTAGGGTCAAGACAGGGAGGAAAGTTGTCCTACCATCCAAAATCAAAATAGCCAACCTAGTCTTCAAGCTAAAGTTCATCAACCCTGACAGCAGGGAAATATCCGACAGCCACGGCTGGGTGGATTTCAACAGAGAGATCATAGCTCTCAACCCTGACCAGTCACCAGAATCCCTGCACGACACATTCTTACACGAACTCATCCACGCTGTCTGTTACGTCATGTCCATCAAGATGGAAGAGGGTGACGAACAGATGACTCGTAGACTAGCCACGGGCCTTTGTGTCGTCTGGAAAGATAACAAAAAGGTTTTTGAATGGTGGCAAAGTCTGGTCTAACTGGTTACAGCCTGTTGGAGTTAATGCTTACACTTACCATCATAGCTATAATGGTGAGCCTGTTGGTGGCAAGTTTGCACAAGGCAAAGACAGAGGCACAGAGGGTATCCTGTCGTATAACTCTCAGGTCTTATGCAATAGGGTATTCAAAGGGTCAGGATAAGCTGGTGATCGTCATCCCACAGGAGGCAAACTGCCACAACTGTCACGTACCGCGCTACGACGCGAAGCAGTACCTAGACACGCTCAGTCCCTGAAGAGTCCTTAGAGGGTTTCGCCATATCCAGAAGTTCCCATGCGTTCTCGTAGATGGCGTACTTGCAGTTTTTGCCACCGTAGATTTTCGTGGTCATGCAGCTTACCGCCGCGAAGGGTAATATCCAAAACTTCAGGCAGTCCAAGGCACAGAATACAAAGAAATCAACCAGTGATTTGTCATACAAAACCTTGGTTTTACACCCACGGTTTGTGTGAAACTGGAAGTTTGGCGAGCTAGAACCCCCATACATAACCAGACCTTGTGTGGCTTTAACCTGTATCCGCCAGATTCTACTGTCCTTGCTGACCAAAAGATCAAACGAAGAACCGCCGCCCAGTGAGTGTGCTACATCCCAACCGTGTTCGAGTAGCTTCTCAGCAACCAAGAACTCTCCACGCTGTCCAATAGTTCTCTGGTTTCTTGTTGGGTTTGAGTCAGACAAGGTTGCATTATAGATCAGTAACCCTTCTCTGCCAAGAACCCCGGCACACTCTGTAGAATAAGAGTCTTGCGGTCGTTAGCCAGACTGGTGTCGCGCTTCTCTTGTCTTATGATATCCCTAATGGCGTCCTTGCCCCTGACTCTACCAATGAAGTCTGCAAACTTACGTGCCTCTCTCACAGAGTAGGCATCATCCGCAACAGGTGAAATCCTTTTGGGTTTACGATAGCCTTGTTGTAGTAGGCTCTTGAATCTTTTTGGATCGGGCTTACCTTTTACCAAGGATCGTTTCCAGACACTCTCTAAGAACGGTCTTATGTTTTCGTTCATGTCAGCCTGCGTGGTGGAATATTTGAGGTCAGCCGCAGGTAGCTTCGCGTAACGATCAAGATTTCCAAACCACCCTGCTGTATGCTCTCCACGATGAAGTCTGTTAAAGACTGCAAGGTTCCGCTCCAGCTTCTTGTGTGCAAACTCTTCAGCTCGACCTTTAAAGTAAGTCGTACCCAGCGCACTATCCACACCCTTCGCAGTTGCCGAACTGGCTATCAACTGATTACGCGCTATGCGTAGTGACTGGTTAAGGCCGGTCATAACGTCTTCAACTGCACGCATGACGACCTTTGGGTTACTTTTCTCGCCGGAACCAAGATAGGATGTCAAGGTCTGCAAGACACCCTTCTCCATCAGCAATGCCTCCATTGCTGGGAACGTAACCGCAGACACATCCTCTATGCCCGCCTTCTTCGTACGGAATACACGCACAGTATCGTTACCCAGCCCGGAGAGTACCCCGAAGTAACCACTGAGATTAGCCAAGTGCATGGCGTGATAGATATACTCCTCGTAGTCTGCATCTGCTGCGATGAGTTCTGCTGTTGAAGGCTCGTAGCTTTCCTTGGCGTTTACCATATTAGCCAACTCGTTGAGCAACGTAGCCTCGACAAAGGAACCAAGCGTGGCCTTTAAGAAAGGTTTGAAGTCTTTCTCTGTCTTCATCGGCATGACGACATCCTTTAGGTAACGATTGAACTTCTCAACTGACCACCGAGATAGAGACAGGAACCAACTGGATTTGCCACGGATCATCGCAGAGGGTACGCCACGCACACCGTACGTACCTTGGTTGATCTCAACCCAAGCAGTTGCAAGCTTCTGAAGATCACGCTCTGTAAGAGACTCTGGGTTTTTCCGCAGCCTGCTTACATCAACATCAGCCAGCCTACCCATCGTGGACAGCACACGCTTAATATGCGGACTGTCACTCACACTATTAACATAGCTACGCATCAGCAGCTTGCCAAGATTAAACTGTATCGCACGTGTTCCGCGCTCGAATAGTTCCCGACCAGAATACTTCTGGGACAGGTCTGCCACTGCAGCCATACCATCTGCCAATCTGTCTGAACTTTCGTGTGCGTGTTCTATGGCTGAAATCTTGTCACGGTTCGCACCGGCAGCATGGCTTTCTTTCCACGCGTCCCCCAAGTGCCTGAATGACTTTAGTATCAACGGCCAGTCCTCTGTCTGCATATACATATTCGCATTCTTGAACGAGTCAACTGAATCACGAATACCGGACATCAAGCCTAACCACCAGGAAACCACCATTCTGTTGGCACGCAGAACGTGAACGTCAGCGTCCGTATGAAAGCCTGCGTGGGTCTCATCTAGGTTACGGAAAGTTTTCTCTGCACGACTGCCGTAACCTGTGTCCACATCGTCGCCAAAGATTTCCTTCAACGTCGGTGTTCTGGGTTTCAGGGTTTCCTCGTCTGTCTTAACAGACCTGTGTGTAAAGTTACCCTCCTGATCCGGCAGGTTACGAATTGCACGCATAACGTGGTCGTTTTCTATCTGCGTGAACCAAGACATATCCTTTGCAAACCTGCCTATATACCGGCTGGCTTTCATAAACGGATCGGGGTCTAGTATGTCAGGCGGCATAAGCAATCCCTCTGCTTTCCGCAGTGCGTTAAACTTGGACGAGTTCGTAAGGTCTACACTTTCGCCTGTTGTCCTGACAAAGTTTTCCTTGTTGCTAATCACGGCAATGTACTCTGCGAGGTCATCTCGAAGCTCGGCTTCCAGACCCGGCTTTGGTATACGCTGCTTCAGCCAAAAACTAATGATCTTATCCTGTAAGGCCTTGCCATCTGCCGTATGAGATTTGTTCTTTAGCAGGTCTGTAGCCTTGCGGCTAAGCATGAACGGTTCGTAGTAACCTGCTGGCACATCCTTGGGGTCTCTCCAGTGATCGCCCACACGCTGCTTCGGCCCGTTGGCTATATGCTCCTCCCTAGTCTGCACGTACAGATCATCAAGTTCCTTGTTCGCATCGGCCAGCTTTCGGGAATTCCTAACCTCCTCATGCAACTTCTGGTACTCCGTGTTGTAATCACGCACAAAATCGTTATCCAAGTCCTTATGCTCATGCTTAACCAGACGCCGCAAAACCCTATAACGACCCAGCAGGGTTAGTTCATCCGTGGACAGGTTGATCTGCCGCATACGCATAATCAGCGGCTCAACAAAGCGTGCGTTGTAGCGTTTCTCTATCGTCTCAAGCCTGTTGTGTGCGTCTCTGGCGTACAAGGCCTGCTTCTTTGTAGCGTTTGTAATCTCTGCGTTCTCCAAATCCCTGAACGGTCTGATTAGTAACTGGTCTGTCTCAGCCTGTACGAAGCGTATCGCCTTGAGAGCATTCAACGGATTATACCATGCGCGTTCCTTTACGCCACCGGATATTATAGTGCGCTCAGGATCGAACTGCTCCACGGGTGTGCCTACCTTGTCAAATGTTTCTGCCGTGTGCCGAGCGCGGTCACGAGTGGCGGCAAATGTAAAGTCAGCATCCTCAACGGGACGTTCGCCTACGGCCTCTTGGTACTTTATACTTTTCCTGCTGCTGAAGCGTTCGCTGGGTGGGATAACTTTGCCTGTCTGTGTATCGCGAACCACAGGATCAGCGGATTTAATCTGGTTACTCTTGTAAACGATGTAGGTATCACGAAGCTTGGGATCTTCTACCTCGTGTATATTTCTGTACAGAACAGAATCAAATCCGTGTCGATCTAGCAACAGGGCAATTTGTTGCGTTTGTTCTGCCTTAGTTAATGCCAGCTTCCATCTACCATCGGCCTCCAAACGCTTTAGGTCGTTTTTCAAGGCAGCTTGCCGATTCATGTGGTCGTGCCAACTCGATGCATCGTAGTCTACGTCTCCAGAAGGTAATTTGCTGACTTCTCCACGCTTCTGCGCTAGCCAACGCTGACTTTCCTTAAAACTGCCAAGCCTACTACCCTGTTTACCAGTCACGCCTTCGCTTACTAAATTTAGCGTTTGTATAAGACCTCTTATACTCCAACCACCGGGATCGTCACCAACAACGGCTGGGTTTTTAGCTTTAACGTAAACGTTAAGTACATTGCTACCGAGTGATTCTGCGCGTGCAGCGATAGATTCTGGTGTGCTGGGTAGGTCACCCATCATACTTGATACATCCACAGGCTTTCCTGAAATACCTTCGGCAACCTTGGGGTCTAGGGTAATGTGAAATCCCAAATCTTCACTACCGTACATCGTAAGATCACCAGTACCCGCTTTCTCAGGATCAAAAACCTCAAACTTCCCTTTTGTACCATGATACCCTTTG